GTGGCGGTGGCGGATCAGGGAGTGCCAGCGGCGGTTCAGGAACTTCAGATCAAGGTTTTGCTGGCGGAAACAGTCCAGGTGGTTTGAATGGAGCCGGTGGCGGCGGTGCATCAGCAGTTGGATCAAGCAGCTCAGGTGGAGCTGGCGGAGATGGCGAAGATTCATCAATTACAGGATCATCAGTAACACGAGCAGGCGGTGGCGGAGGCGGCGGAGATAACACTGCTGGAGCTGGAGGTGCTGGAGGCGGTGGTGCTGGAGCCGTTGGAACTGGAACTGCTGGAGATCCTAACACTGGCGGCGGTGGAGGCGGTGGAAAATATCCACAGACTTCAGGTGCTGGTGGATCAGGTGTAGTAATTTTAAGAGTAGCCACAGGACTATATACAGGTACAACAACAGGCTCTCCAACAGTAACAACAGATGGTACGTCAACTATAATGACATTTACCGGGTCGGGGACTTACACAGCATAATTATGGCAAACTTTGCAGAATTAGATTCAGAAAACGTAGTAAAAAGAGTTGTAGTGATTCATAACAATGAAGCTCCTACAGAGGAAGCTGGTATTAATTTTTTAAAAAATCTTTATGGATCAAGCACAACTTGGAAACAAACATCTTATAATACTTTTGGTGGAGTTCATTATACAGATGGTAATCGTACAGTTCCTAGTGAAGATCAAAGTAAAGCTTTAAGAAAAAATTATGCAGGTATTAATTTTACTTATAATGAAGAAAAAGATGCTTTTATTGCACCTCAACCTTATCCCTCTTGGATTTTAAACGAATCAACATGCCTATGGAAAGCTCCAATTGATATGCCTGATGATGGTAATAGTTATATTTGGAATGAAGAAAATCAGAATTGGGAGGCACAATAAAAATGTCAGGATTTGGCTATCAAGTATTAGGATTTGGAAGTGGCGGTGTTGCAGCAGATCCAGCAGTAAACTATGTAGTTGTCGCAGGAGGCGGTAGCGGCGGAAATGGTCGAGGTGCTGGTGGTGGAGCTGGTGGATTCAGATCAACATTTGGTTCAGCTTCTGGTGCAGGAAATACTGGCGGTGGCGGAACGATTGAGGGAACAATAGAATTTACATCAGGAGTAGAATATACAATCTCAGTACCCAGCGGAGGAGCCAATGTATCAGGTTCTGGAACAGTAGGAAACAGCGGTGGAAACGCTTCTCTCTCAGGTACAGGAATTACAACAATTACATCAACTGGTGGTGGCGCCGGAGGTGCATACAATAACCAAGCTGGTACAGCTGGAGGATCAGGAGGAGGCGGTTCTGGTTCAGGCGGGCCTGGATCAGGAACTTCAGATCAAGGTTATGCTGGCGGAACATCCACGGGTGGTAGTCCATATTCAGGTGCTGGAGGAGGCGGTGCTTCCGCAGCCGGAGTAGCTGGTCAAGGAACAGCAGGTGGTGCTGGCGAAGATTCATCAATTACAGGAGCATCAGTAACACGAGCTGGAGGCGGTGGTGGCGGAGGAGACTTTGCCGCTGGAGCTGGAGGTGCTGGAGGCGGTGGCGCTGGAGGTACTGGAACTGGAACTGCTGGAACTGCTAACACAGGTGGTGGTGGAGGTGGTGGAAAATATCACTCTAACTCAGGAGCCGGTGGATCAGGCGTAGTAATTTTAAGAGTGGCCTCTGCATTATACACAGGAACAACAACAGGCTCTCCAACAGTAACAACAGATGGCACGTCGACTATTATGACATTCACTGGATCGGGAACTTATACAGCATAATTATGGCACACTTTGCAGAATTAGATTCAGAAAATATAGTAAAAAGAGTTTTAGTGATTCATAACAATGAAGCTCCAACAGAAGAAGCTGGTATTAATTTTTTAAAAAATCTCTATGGATCAAGCAAAATTTGGAAACAAACTTCTTACAATACTTTCGGTGGGGTCCACTATACAGACGGTAGTTACACTGTACCTAGTGAAGATCAAAGTAAGGCTTTTAGAATGAATTATGCAGGAGTTAATTTTACTTATGATGAAGAAAAGGATGCTTTTATTTTACCTCAACCTTTTCCATCTTGGACTTTAAACGAATCAACATGTCAATGGGAAGCCCCTATAGCTTATCCAGGTGTTTGGGGTTCTGATGTAGAAGGTAAATACATCTGGAATGAAGAAACCCAAAGCTGGGATGATTACCCTCAAGAGTAATTGTGGAATCTTCACAAATAACAAAAAAATTTTCTAAATATCTAACTTGTATTGAATACCCAGAAAAAAATTGTTCTTGGAACATTGCTGGAATTTTAAGAAAGTCTAATAGTTATTACAAATTTGATGTAAGAAATATGCGTAAATTACCAAATGGTCAAATAGGTAAAGAGGGGTCTTTAAAAACTAAGGCTGATAAAATGATTTTTGAAACTGATAATTATTGGGCTGTGTTTGATATTGAAGAATTACATAAATACTTAAAGGTAAAAAAATTAAAAACACTGTATTTTGATGATTTAATGGATGATTTAGATTGGAATATAATAATACCTAAGTAATATTGACATAAATATTAGATAGTATATGTTGAGTGAATAGAAAGATGAAACTAGATTTACCACCACCTGATCATGAAATTAAGATAATAGAAAATTTTTTAGATAAAAATTTTTTTAACGATCTACAAACATTAATTGTTAAATCTGAATTTGCATGGTTTAAAAGAGATCATATGACCTCTCCTAAAGACTTAGGATTTTTTACTCATTCCTTCTATAACGACCACAGAATAAACACAGACTATTATTTTAAATATATAATACCTATTTTAAAAATTTTAAATTCAAGTGCTGTAGTTGACGTAAAAGCTAATATGCTTGTTAGCCCTTTTTATCAACATAGTTCTGATGATAAATGGAGCTCTGATGGGTTTCATACTGACTATCCTTTTAATTGTAAAACAGCCATATTGTATTTAAACGATTTTGATGGTGGCACAGAATTTAAAATGGGAGAAGAAATTAAATTTGTTGAGGCTAAAGCTAATAAAATAGTGGTGTTTGATACCCGTATTCCACACAGAGGAAAGCCATCTAAAATAGATACTTTTAAATATTTGATTAATTTCAATTATTTTGACTTCATTAAAAAGAGTTGATATATCAGTAATTCTATTATATTTTGGAATTTATGTTACAAAAGATAGGATTTTTACCCGGATTCAATAAACAAGTTACCCCAACAGGAGGAGAATTCCAATGGCAAGGTGGAGCTAATGTTCGCTTTCGTTATGGGACTCCAGAAAAAATAGGAGGTTGGGAACAACTAGGGGACGATACTATTATTGGAGCGGCTCGAGCTCAACACCATTTAATCAATAATAGTGGAACTAAATATTCTATTATTGGTACTAACAGAATTTTATATGCATATAGTGGAGGGGTGTTTTATGATATTCATCCGATTAAATCCACAACAACTGAAACCAATGCTTTCAGTACAACTAATGGATCTCCTACAGTCACCATTACCACTTCAACAAATTTAGCATTAACTCAAGGAGATATTGTTCTCTTCAGCGACTTTTCAACTATTACAGATTCAAATTATGATGCGGACGATTTCAATGATAAAAAATTTATGGTGGCTTCCGTGCCAACCCCAACGACATTTACGATTACTATGGATGCTAACGAAGGAGGATCCGGTGCATCTACTTCAGGAGGAATTAAAATTAAAGTTTATTATTCAGTGGGCCCAGTGCAACAAGCAGCGGGTCATGGATGGGGGACGGGAAACTGGGCTGGAACAGCCACGCCCGCAGTAACTTCAACTTTAGATGGAGCCATCAATGATGCTGTTACAAGTATTACCTTAGATGATTCTTCTCAATTTCCAACTGATGTTAGTGGAGGAAGTCCGGGTTATATTTTAATCGGAACAGAAGAAATTAGTTACACCGATAATAATACAACCACAAATGTTTTAAGTGGAGGAGCGAGAGAACAGCGAGGAACTACAGCAGCTTCTCATTCCGATGGAGCAACCGTGACGAATACCACAAGTTATTTTGGATGGGGTAAAGCCTCAGGAGCTGACTTTACTATTGATCCAGGCTTATGGGTTATTGATAGTTTTGGTCAAACGGTTCTAGCTATGATTTATAATGGAAAATGTTTTGAATGGGATGCTTCTTCTAGCGCAGCTTCTACAACAAGAGCGACCGCTATTACAGGAACACAAGTTCCAACTGCCTCACGACACATGATTGTCTCTACACCGGATCGTCACGTTGTCTTTCTGGGTACAGAAACCACGCTACAAGATGCAACAACCCAGGATAATATGTTTATCAGATGGTCAACTCAAGAATCGCTAACCGAATATACACCGAGTGCAATTAATACTGCGGGCACACAGAGATTGACTGACGGATCACGGATCATGGGATCGTTAAGAGGTCGGGATGCTTTATATGTATGGACCGATACAGCGCTTTATTTAATGCGTTATGTGGGAAGACCTTTTACCTTTGCTTTTGAACAAGTCGGAACGAACTGCGGATTGATTGGTAAGAATGCAGCTATCGAAGTTGATGGTGCGGCTTATTGGATGTCTGAAAATGGTTTCTTTAGATACACCGGTAAATTAGAATCAATGCAATGTTTAGTTGAAGACTATGTTTATGATGATTTAAATACACGGCCTAGAGATTTAATTTTCTGTGGTCTTAATAATTTATTTGGAGAACTTATGTGGTTTTATCCAACTTCTTCATCCGAAGAAGTGAATAGAATGGTCTCTTATAATTATTTAG